TCTAATGTACCCCAACTACTGATGTCACCACCGCCACCTGCGCCTGCTGTAATAGCAGCATCGGCAGCATCAAACGCACTTGGTCCAAATATGTATGCGTAACTTGCTGTAAGTATATCGCCTGTGCTTACATCGGCCCAGTTCCAACTTAGTCCAATAGTGTTGTCGCCTCTGTTGGTGTTTGATCCGTCACCGTCAACAGCGTTTTCAGTATAACCGTCTGCCTCTGTTGACCAGCCTGTAATACCTGCATCAACATTAGAGTTTGTGGAGTAAAGTCCTAGTGCATAGCGTGATACTGTTGCTTCTGCAAATGCTACATTACTATCTGGAATAACGCCATAACCTAATACGTTGTCTGTAGCACTTGTGTCGCCAGTTTCTGGCATAGCATCTGGATCAATAAAGCGTCCAAAACTTAGTGCGGTAGCATCACTGCCTGCTGTAATCTGTGTGCCGATCTCAATGTGTTCTGATGTAGCACCTAAAGTATATGTGTTTTCTATTTCCCAACCACTGTGTGCTGAATTTGTACCAGTCCAAGTAAGTGAATTATCACCGTTTGTTAAACCATCTGCATCTACCCAAGTACTTCCGCCTTGGTTATTATTTTTGCTGTTAGTACCATCTATCTTGATAGCAAAGCCATCAAACGGTGAACCTGGTGTTAGGTAGTCGCCTTGTGCGCTATCTGCTGGAAATGTGCCTGAACCTGTGCTGTCAAACTGTAGTCCTGGACGAGTGCTTCCTCCTGATCCAAAAGTACCTGCGTCACCATTGACTCCGGCTTTTACATAACTGTTTTCAAGTATACCCATGCCTGTTGCTGTTGTACTCATGCTACTCGTATCTGCCAATGCAGTAGTACTAAGTAGTGCTGCCATTATACTGGCAATCGCTATTCTTTTCATATTTTACCCTCATTGTTTGGATGCCGGTTGCGCCCTCACGCCGCGGTCCACACTCTATTTAAGCCTAATCTCTACTCCTAAAACTACGCCGATATCTTCACTTTCTATGCCTGGTGCTATAAACATTCTCATTTTACCTATGTCATATGTGCCTCTAATATAAGGAGTAAGCGAGCCATTGTTGTAGCCTGTTACAAATGCAGCTTCAAAACCAAAATTGTTTATTTCTTGTCGATGTCCTGCATATACGCTTAAATTTTCTACACTATTATAATAGGCGCCTGTAATAAATTTTTCATGTGTGTATCTTAGGTGTGGATGAAAAGCGTTATATTTTTCATCAAATCCAATATGGCTACTGAGTCCTAAACTAATCGTTAGTGCTTCTAATATCATCTTGCTTTTCCTCGTAATGAGTGTCTATTTTGGTTGTTAACTTTTCAGCAGCCCACCAACCAAATGCTGTAAAAAATCCTGCTATGAAAAATGTCAATACAGTTTCCATTAGTTGTGCTGCTGAACACTTACAACACACCCGTTTGGGTTTGTACATACACCACTTAGGCTAAATGATTTAGCAGAAGTGTCTGTTTGTTGACTAACTGTTACGTTATAGGCAGGACCATATATGCTTTCTACACTAATGTTTGCTGATGCAGAATTCATTCCACGTTGGTTTAAATCAATTACATTGTAATTTCCTGACAACTCAATGTCAGCAGTTTTTTGTCCGCCATTGCCTTTCTGATAAGTTGTAACATCATTTCCAGTACCTGAAATATCAATGTCTAATAGATGCTTTTGATTTCCTCTTTGCGTCATTTCAACATCGTTGCTATTACCAGTAATTTCTGCGGTTAATTCATGCCTACCATAGCCTGAAGTTTGTTGATCAGTTTGTGCTGCTTTAATATCGTTATAATTTCCAGTAATTGTAACTGTAGCAGTGTGATCACCGCCCTCTGCTAAGTCAATTGTACCATCAGCATGTTTACCTTGCCATATTACCAAGTCGTTGTTATCACCAGTAACTCGAGAAGTGATCATTCCACTATCACCGCCGCCGCCTTGATAGAAATCTACATTATTGTTATCACCGTCTAACATTCCCTGGACGCCATGATACATACCTGTTTGTACCATATCAATCGTATTGCCATCGCCTTCAATACCTTTAGTCTCACCAGGTATTCCACTGATATAATTTACATCCCCATCTTGAGTCAAGGTTAATGCATTATTGTCACCAACTTGGTATACATAAATTTCATTTGCATTACTAGTAGTCGTTTTGATTGATAGTAATATTGTTAGCGCCACCGACGCCCACTTGATATCCATATTTGTAAAATCCTCCCTGCACCATGTCAACACTATAACTATGACTTTGACTTAGTCTTAATTGAAAAAAGTGTTGATCGCCTTCTGCTCTCCTTACTATAAAATAAGGATATTCTTCATCGTAAAATATATTTGTTTCTGGATCTAGTCCAAAAAACTTTTCTTGAAAAAATTGTATGTTTTGAGTTCCTAGCTCATCAAACCACTGTGCTAATATTTCAGCAAGTTGTTTTTCCATAGCATCTATAAACTCTGAATTTAGATAACTTGTATTATCTAAGTCTGTAACCCAGATGTTTTTAATTCCTTCTACAAGCGGATCTTTATCAAGTTCGTCAAACTTTAAAAAATCAATATCTAACAAATTTGTGTTTGGATATTGCCTTACTATTTCCTCTGTGTAAGGAGAAACTTTTCTTATGATTAACATTGCGGTAAGCATATCTTCTGGCAAGTTTAGTGTAATTGGTCTTTTAGGCACTGCTCCTGCGTGTGCTACAACTGTAGTTTGAAATGCTTGATTCATAATAACTGTGCCTGCGTCTGATTCTACTTCAATTTCGCCAACAACACACAGTCCTGCAACATCGCAACTAGGCAATAGTGTTACCATACTACCGCCAATCTCGTCTATAATCATCATAAAATCTGTGCCACGCACGTTGATAGTTGCACTTGGTGTTCTAATGTTTACTCTTTGTCTGCTGTTTTTTGCAATTTGTCCACTAGCATAACGTACTGCACCTAGTGTTGCTTTCATTGACAATGCACCTTTTTGTGTAGCAGGATCGTATATAAACTCATCTATAGTCATACGACTATTTTCTGTAACATCAACCCTAGTGTCATCAATAAAATCTAAACGTAATCGACCTTTGCCTGTTACAACATTGTCGTTCATTTGTAACCCAAGACCTACTTCGCCTGTGTATGCTTCTTTGTCTCGCTTGATTGTACTGCTGCCTTTAGATTCGGCAATCTCGCCAATAGGAGATGCTTTGGCCATATCTACATACGCCAGCGCAAAAAATATTATGTATAAAAGTCTAGTCGGTTTGTGTAATATCAACTGTGTTACCATCCCCAGTCGAAGTCATGTCTACCAAGTTGTCGTTGATGCCACTTTGTGTAATAGTGTATACACTGCCAGCGCCTGTAATGTCTAATGTTACAGTATGCCCTAAACTATCGCCGTTACCTGATATTGCTAAATCAACAATGTTACCAGGTGAACTGGTAGTTAATGTGTTATCATTTGCACTTGTAATTGTTGATCCACTTCCTGTTGAAGCACTGTTATCAATTTCAATAGTAATGTTAGCATCAGTGCCATCTAAGTCCATGTCAACTAAGTTGTAGTCACCGTCTACTGTGAAGTTAATTGTAGCATCGCCAGCGTCATTGGTTTCGCCAATCTTGAAGTCAAACGTATTCAAGTCGCCTGTTGTAGTAATATTTAATGTTACACTATCGCAATTTCCGCCACCTGCTGTTGCTGCGCTATCACACAATAAGTCAACATTGTTACTGTCTCCAGTAAACTGCCATGTACCTGTGTAGCTATCACCTGCAATAATTGCATCAATGGTATTAGTATCGCCAGTTTGTGTTATACTAAACACCATGTTGTCGCCATAGAGGCCAGCGTCTGTAGTACTGTCTCCAATTTTGTTATCCTTGCCATCTTGTGAGATGTCCAAATCTAAACTATCGCCAATTTGTGTGATGTATATCTCGTTTGCATGTGCTGCACTTACGAGAACCCACGATAGTATAAAACTATATAATGCTGCCCTCATTTTTGCTCCTCTGGGGTTTCCCCTAAATGTATTTACCTCGTGCCTCAACGAATAATAAATACACTTATATTTAGTGTAAATATATTTACAGATAAAGGCTATTATAATGAAAACTGCATACGTAATCAACGCTTTGAAACAAGCAGAACAAAAACACAAAGAACAAGAAGAATTCTGGAACTTGTTTAACGAGATTTGGTCTGATGAAGTGCCAAAACAATATTCTTTAAATGACGAAGTTGATCAATTACAGATTGATAAGATACAACGAGCGTTAGATGAAAACGATGGCAACAGAACTTATGCTGCAAAATCACTCGGTATTAAAAGAGAAACACTATTAGCTAAAATGAAACGCTATTGTTTAAACTGCCACAAGTCTTGATTTGCACCTTGATAGATTAATTCAATGACGCCTTGTTCAATTGCTTCACGCACTGCATAGTTTGTAGGTTCGTTAACACTATAACCTGTTTCAATTTCTAATGCCTTTGTGCCTAAGTCTAAGAATTTAAATACATCTGCTCCAGCACGATAACTTGCTATTGTTTTTTCTGATGCAACGCTAACTAGTACACGCCCTGTACTAACACTTACAATACGCATTGCTACGGTTACTGTGTCGACTCTGTATTCTGCTGCTGTTCCAATACCAAAGTATCTAGCGCCAGTGCCTCCTGTAGTAACATTTGAGTCATACCCAACTATACCGCCTTCGATAATTATACCAGCAAATTTCATTGGTGCTAACGGTGAAGCATTATCTTTTTCGTAGTTTTCTCTAGTGTTACGTATTAATTGACGCTCGCGAATAATGTTGTCCATGCCCACACGTTCTACAACTTCAAACCATGTGCCGTTGCCTGCTTGTAACAATGCATCTATTACCCAAACTTCAGCGCCTTGTGTTACAGCACTTGACAGGTTAGCAACATTTTCTGCTGGCTTACGCTGCCCAGTTTTGTCTGTAAAACTATAAACAGCAATTGTCATCACAGGACCATTTAATGGCTTTAGTTCGTTAAGTTCTTCAACCATTGGATTATCTTGTATCTTTGCAGGGCTTTGTAGCTGTGCTGGAATATTTCCTGCGCTGCATCCTGCAAGCATTAATGCTGTAATTAACAATAAATGTTTCAAAAGTTAAAGTCTCCTGCACCAGGAATAGTTATTTCTGTGTAGCCATCTTCGCCATCAATAATAAGTGTAATACTACCATCAGTTTCATCTTTGGTCCATGTAATAGTAGAGCCTTCTACTTCGGTTGTACCAGTATTCGAACACGCTGGCTGGTCTTCTTCGCCACATGCTGCAAACATATTATCGACCATTTGTTTTGATAGTGTAGCGTAGATACGTGATTCTAAGTTACGTATAAACTTGTTTAGCACTGTGTTTTCTAGTTCACGCTCTAAACGATCAGCTTCACGTTGTGCTTCATCGTCAATGTCTTTTTGTCTATTAAACTGTAATTGCTCCATACTTAGTACATGAGCACTATACCCATTGCCACTAAACGAAGGTGATTTAAAACTATGCACCAAATCGGCACTTGCTGCTGGTGCATAGTTTGTCATTATAAAAAAGATTATCAAGAATGTGTATCGCATACTATTATTTATCTAGCAGGTCCTTGCGCTTGTTGAAAAACATATCCCAGAACATCCAGAACAATGCGCTAAGTTGTATTAGGATTGCACCAATACCTACTCCGACAAAAAAACAAAATGCTACGTGGATAAAAAGTTCCATTACTTGCCTCCTGCATTAGCTTGTATGATTAACCAAAGCGGTCCGCATAGTGCAATAAGAGCACCAAGCACAACATCGCCTAGTGCAATAAAAGTAATACCTAAGATTGTACATATGATAGCGTAAATAAACATTCCTTGTGTCATAGCGTTTCTCCTTTGTGTTGCTATACATATAATATAGCATTAGAGCCGCAAGGATACAACCTAGCAAAAGTAGGGGTTTTGGTATAATAAGTTTTTAGAGGTCTGTGCCTTGCTCAACATCTTTTGTTGAGATAGTAGCAAGTTGTTTGAACAGAGGACCTGTCTCGACTATAATTTTATGTCTTTCAGCTCTTTTTGATCCATCATCTCTAACTTTTGCTGCACCATAACTATATCTAATCATAAACAAAAAATTCCTTTGCTGGCCGATTTCGTGTACATATAGTGTTGGTCTTCCACCTAATTTCAAACTAGTCTCTAAGTTTACATTAGCAAGATTTTTACGCATAGTTCTAATTGTTTGTGCAGTGTAATCGTTTTTACCTAAATTAACAATATAAACTCTTGGATCTTTCTTTGTAAGATGCTCATCCATAAATCCAGCAACATTTGTAATTAGTTGTATTTCTTTAGCAGGATCATCACCTGCTGTAAGTGCGTTCAAGTCATCACTAACTTGCTTCATTATTGAAACAACATGTTCTGCCGGATTTTCTTCGTAGTTCTCAATCGGCTTTAGTGTGACGCCCATTTCTTTAAAGAACACTTGCATATTTTCAAATGTTCTAGGCGATGCTTGTCCAATAAGATTACTTCCTGTTTTTAGACTCCAGCCTTTAATTGTACGTTCTGTGCCATCTTCTTTTTTGTAAATTAAAAAGATGTCTGCTTTTGTACCTTTTTGATCTTCTTCACCTGCTGCTTTAACAACTATTCTATCTGGCTTTCCGTTTTCGTAAAAGATTTTACTCCATTTTTTAGCATAGACATCACTGTTTGCAAATCTTACTGCACCATCAAGTTCGTCTGACATTACGCTAGTAAGTGCTTCAATATCTTTTGCATCTGCAATATTTTTCTTATTACTAATAATATTTTTAAAAGCAATGCTATCGCCTTCGTCACTCATAAATGTTAGGCTTAGGTCTTTAGTTTTAGAAGTTCTACTTAATACTGCTTTGACTTGCTCAGCTGTAACTTGTTCATCACCAATAATCATTTTTGCAACAACTGCACCGCCTAGCAAGTACTCTCCCATGTGTCCACGAGTTGAGCCGTGCTTTAATTTAGCTACTTTGGCTTCTGTAATATTTTTAAAATCACTGTAACGCATTTGTATATTCCTGTTTTATATATTTATTCAATATCAGGGAATAAACATTCTTGTACGAATACTCTTACGTCCTCTTCGTCAAGTCCTAAACTGGTCATTGTTTTAGGAGTATGTGGATTTTGTTTTTGGTAATGGGCATAACGATTTTGTGCAGTCTTAACTTCATCTGTATCTGCCATATGATTGTGATTACCAATTTCAGTAAGATATGCATCAACACTATCTAAACTAAGTTCTAGTAGTTGATCAAGTTCTTCACGTTTGCTCACGTTACCTGCTGCTACCATATGTGGTGAGAAAATTGCTTGAGCCCACTCAGGTAGTTCACGTTCTTTGCGCCATTCAAGTTTACCTACTTCGTCACCAAATGCTTCAATCATTGGATGATCAGCATCTACGGTTCTGCTGTAGTCGTGAAAGAATCCTGTAATTTTATTTTTACCAGCAATAACATCTAAGCCAAAAACAGGACCGTTATTGTCTAGTCTAGGAAATACACAACAATGCATCATCCACAAGCCTTTGCTGTCACGTACATCAACTACATCAATGTGTGCTCTGCGATAGCTGTCACTGCTCCATACTCTATTAAGCCAGCCTGGTTGATTGAATCTATCCATGCCAGGTTCTTGTATTTCTGTACCTGTAGCATCAAATGCATCAATTAGTCTATCTTGTATTTCAATTAAGGTTTCCCAAACTTCACTCATGTTCTCTCCGTTTCAATAAATTTATTCTCTGGCAGCGATCCCCAATTGTAATATACTAAATGGTCAACGCCGATTTTTTTAGGTTGTTCGTATGCCTCTGACATAAACAAAAGCAAGTTTAATTTTTCGTCATTGGCTGTATAATTAATTTGTGATCGTAGTTGTTTCTGTTCTTCGTTGTATGATGATACTAATAGTTCGTAGTTGTGAACTATATCTTGATTGATCTGATCAAACGGTAATGTATTCCAATTATCTTTAAGCCAGGTTATGTTTCTATATATAGTATCATATCTTTGTAATGTATTGTAAATGTGGTCGTATTTTTCTGGGAAGTATTTTTCAAACGTTCTATAGCCCTGCTTACTTAGGCATTCTAGCATCCGCGGCTCGGCAAACATTATAAACGGATGATGATTTAGTATTGCTCTCCATGTTTTTTCAGTGATCCAATTGCTACCAGTTTCAGGGCAACTATTTGATTCTGATATGAAACTAAAAGATGTATTTTCATACAGCGTGTGATCAAACGGAACTCCGTCGTGATGGAAAGCGCCTCCGGCCTTAACGTGAGATATTTGATCTGGGTTCCGAGCATGTCTTTTTAAAAACTTCGCTACAAACTTTTTACTTCGAATGGGTTCCTGGGCGTCTCTATTAGCCTTATGTACTACATCGGTTATAGCATCAACTTGACTATTGACATAGTGCAAACTCCATTCCATGTCGTTTGTATTTAATATTTCCAGTTCTTTAAATTGTATTAATGGCATGATCCTATTTAACTTGTCTGATTTACCTGATAGAAACAAGCCTCTAAATTTATCTCTATTCCACTTGGTGGAGAATTTTTGATCTTGATGGTCAACACTGTGTAAAATTTTATGCTTGAAGAATGCATATGGTATTACGTATGGGTGATGAAATTTAGTATCTTGTAATTGTGCTAAGTTGCAAAAATGAAAATGCAAATAGTTTTCCTGCGTACAGTATCTATGAATATACTGAACGTGTTGCTGTAATAGACCGGATGGGTACAATTCCCAAAGCGACGATGTTATAACTGTTATTTGATATTCTTTGAAGGTTTCAAAAAATTCCTTCATGTGTTCGACTGTGTTCTGGGCATTGTTAGCATCATCAACAGGAATATTAAAAAATGCAAATAACCTTTTCACTCACTCTCCAACTCCTCAAATAATTGCATAGCAAATTGAAAACAAATATTTGCTTCTTCGGCCATGTCGTCGTGTAACATCGATCTCACTGTAGTTTTTAGTTCTTCTACATTTTCAAAATCATACATTGTGCCAGAGCCAGGATTACGTTTGCGAATCATTTGTCCGCCGTACATATCACCAAAGTGTCTAACATAAAGATGTGCTAGAAATTCGTCCCTGTGTTCCATGTGCATTACATAATCTGTGTAGTCTGCTACAACTTGACAAAGTTGCAGTTCTTTACGATCAATATCAAACTCTTCTTCTAGTTCGGTCATATCCGCATGGATATTATTTGCTCTAGCAAGGTGTTCAATGCCTTCTAATGCACCGTGTCTGCCGGCTTGTGCTTCTAGTACTGCATACAATGCCCATTGATTGTAAAGGTAAGTATGGTATTCTTCTGTTTTCATGCCCTTCAATAACTTGCGGGCATGTTCTGTTCTTTCTGCTTTACTATGGTTTTCCCATGTAAGTTCTTTAAGTTTGCTCATTTGTCCTCTTCAATTTTGATACGCAATGGAAATTTATTTTCCTTGCAAATACTTTGTGCTTCTAATGCCTTCTGTTCTGCTATTTCGTAGTTATACGTACCAACTATACCTGAACCTTCTTCGTGAATTTTGTTAGTAATTTCCATTGCTGTATGTTCATTATGATGAAAAATGTTTACTAACAATGCAATTACAAAGTCCATTGGTGTCTTGTCATCATTAAGAAAGATCACATGATACAAACTAGGCTCTTTAATTTTAATTTTGATTTTTTCATCTAATACTACATCAGTACTCATATTATTCTCCTAGTAAAATGGGGGGATATTACTCCCCCCTAGACTGTTAACCTTCAATTGCATCAAAGTTTTTGATAGAAATTTTCTTTGGTTTCTGTGCTTCTGGCACATTGCGCACCAAATGAATGTTAAGCATACCTAATTCAAGTCCAGCTTGTTCTACTTCGATATGCTCTGCTAGAGTAAACTCTCTACGGAAGTTACGTCCGCCAATACCTTTATGTAGGTAATTAACGTCTTCGCCTCCTGGAGGAGTAGTACCTTCAATTGTAAGGACATTCTTTTCTAGTGTAATATCCAAATTGTCCATACCAAAGCCAGCAACTGCCAACGAGATCATATACTCGTCTTCGTCGATTTCTACTACATTGTATGGTGGATAACCTTGTGATTTACTGTTTGCAAACTCTTTGTTGAGTTGGTTAAACATTCTATCAAAGCCAATAGTTGCTCTGTGAAATTCAGGTAGGTTTAGTGTTGTTAATCTTGTCATTTGTTTCTCCTTATAAAGCAAGAATTATATTGAGCCCTTTCGGCGCTCATGTTTATTTACCAATTGTCGATCCTTCATAGACCGGATTGTGTGTTTGTGTGCAACGAATAAATGTTGTACACTTTGCTAGTTGTTTTAGTTTCATTGCACCTGCATAGGTACATGTACTACGCACACCTCCGAGGATCTCTTGTACCGTTCTGGCTACTTCTCCTCTATAAGGCACTAACACTGTGCGTCCTTCTGATGAACGATAGTTTTTCAATCCACCAAAATGCTTGTCGTTTGCACTTTCGCTACTCATACCGTAGAATTGCACAAAATGTTTTTCTTCATAAACAGATTCAAAGAATCCGTCATCTGTTTTAGTTACTTCATTGGTTTCGTAAGTCTTAGTGATTATCTCACCACCGCCTTCATTGTGCCCAGCAAGCATGCCACCAAGCATAACAAAATCTGCGCCGGCAGCAAAGGCCTTAGCGACATCTCCAGGGCAAGTACACCCACCGTCAGCAATAATGTGACCACCAAGTCCGTGTGCTGCATCAGCGCACTCGATGACTGCAGATAGTTGCGGATATCCCACACCAGTTTGAATCCTAGTAGTGCAAACAGACCCGGGACCAATGCCCACTTTAACAATATCAGCTCCTGCAAGGATAAGTTCCTCCGTCATTTCTCTAGTTACTACGTTACCAGCAATGATTACCAAGTCTGGAAACTCTGTACGTACTTTGCGAACGTGTGCTGCAAAATGATCGCTGTAACCATTAGCAATATCTATACATACATATTTAAGTTTATGTTCAACTTCTTTCTTTACTTGCAATAGTTTGTTGTAATCACTATCACCTGTGCCAATACTCATGGCTACATTTTCGGTGCGTTCTATAGAATCGCCATCTAAGTCTGCACCATTGAAGTACTCAATTAAATATTCTGCACTGTATGTCTTAACCAAACAAGTAAACATTTCGCCTTCAGCAAGTTTGTCCGCCATGCGCATTGTACCAACACCGTCCATATTACTTGCCATTATTGGAATACCTTCGTAGTGATATTCATCAGGTAATGGTGTTGCAATGTCGTGATCGTAATGCCTAAATTGGAACTTACGATTAAGTTTAACTTGACTACGACTTTTAAGTGTACTACGCTTAGGACGGATCAACACATCCTTGTAGTCTAATTTAATATCTTCTTCAATTCTCATTTATTCTCCTATACAGTTCATCAGCCCACAGGCTGTAACCGTTAGCGTTTGGATGACCATCCTTACTAAAGTACTTTAAGTTTACACGATCTTTTGCTTTTTGTCTACCATATTTTTTATGTACATAACTTAAAGATTCATCTACTTCTCCGCACCGATTTCTGTCACCATCTAAAAAACTGCGCATAGTTGTGTTAGTAATTATTTTATCTTTGTTTAACAACGAATAAACAGTTTCACTGTTGTCAAAATTATATGTGCCGTCAATACGTTTAAGATCATCAAAGCTAACAAATGCCAAACAGTCTATGTTGTTATTCATACAATAGGTTTGCCAACTATGTAGCATTACCATTGATTGATACTGAACTGCTTCGTCACTATAATACTTTAGCATAAAGTTTGAATCAAACTTGTCATTGCTTATAGTTTGAAACTTACTATTGATTAGTCGACTAAAGGCTGTTAGGCCCCATACTGCTATGCTGTCTTTATGAATTGGCTGTTTTAAAAAACTAAGATACTGTAACCAATTACTATCACCTTGTCCGCCAAGGTTAGTATATTCGCATCCTAGTTTATCTGCTAATCTGCCTACCCATCCGCCTAAACGAAATTCATCGTCAGTGCCTTCAGTCCAACTACATCCTAATGCATAAAGGTGTGTTACCACTGATCCTGAGCTTTTGCACGTAGTCTCTTATAACGTCGAATAGCGGCTTCTTTTTCCTTGCGGCGCTTTGTACCTCTTGATTCATAGTACTCACGTTTACGCAATTCTTGTAGTAGTCCGTCATCAGATACTTTCTTTTTAAATTTGCGTAATGCCTTTGTAAAGTCGCCGTTGTGTACTACAACATGCAATCCTCTAAGTTCTTCGTCACGTTTCTTTTTGTTAAATTTCATCTAATCCTCGTTTGATGTAGTGTTCTAAATATTGCAAGTCGTATATACGATTCGCACTAAGTTTATTATACGGGGTGATCCCGTCATTTGTCAAGTAAAAAGTGTTAGGTTGCGAAATAATCCAACCTGCTATATTTTTTGTTACAGGTGTACAAAAATCAAGATCGATAATTATCATGTTAACTTTTTTAACATGGTCGATCATCCAATCTATTTCTAAATCATCTTGGTGATCATACAAATAGATATTCACAGGAGCGCTGGTATGCGATAATAAATCGCTTACTGCATCTCTAATTTCTTGTTGTGGATATACTAACATAATGCTATAAACATCGTTATTAATACTATCGGGGGGAGTTATTAAAGTAATATCACTCATTGCGTTTTTGTAGTTTACTCCAAAGGCTTGATTCGTCTTGTTCATTGTTTTGAACATAAGGCTCCTGATGCCATGGCAAATCTTCATCCTTACCTTTTATATATCTGTCTTTATAGTACTTGATATTCTGTTCTGGATGGTCTGTTTTCCATGCTTTCTTTGCTGCCTTGTAGTCTTCATCGCCCTCGAGTGTTTCTACAAAATTACTACGTTTTAATTGTTCTCTATCCAGCCCTTCGGCAGGCATTCCTCTTTGTTGTCCGGCTCCAGCTGTGTTACGCAACTCGGTAGTGGAGTTGGATTCTTCTCCGGTGTCTTCTGTGTTTCTATTGATAAAGGTTTCTCCATCTCCGGTTTTATCTGAACTAGTGTGGTGTGCATATTTAACATGCTTATTATCATCGACTGAATTGTCATTTTTATTCTCCTTGCTAGTGCGGCGCATTTCAAATGTTGCCTGACTAGCTATCAGCAATAAGACTGCAAGTGGATCAAATACAAATATGATTGTAATAATAACCCAACGAACAGCTTCTTCTAATATATCTTGATCAGTTTCTCCGTATATAAATTCTGCAAGATATTTTATCGGTCCTACTTCTGCTTCTAATTTTCTGTATTCTGCTTGTAGAGTATACTTGTCTTCAGTTAAACTGTCAATAGTATTATTTGCTTCTACAATCTTGTTTTCCTGTGTATCTATAACAGCTTCGATATCTGCATCTTTTCCTATAGTGATAGTATCACGTAATCTTTGGATAAGAGTATTACTTGCGGCAATTTGTGCGTCTGCACTTGCTCTAAGGTCTTTAATTGCTTGTCTTGCTGTGTTGATACGAGGATCATCTGCTTGTCTTAAGGCAGTAATTGCGTCTTGTGCAGTTTGCCTTGCTTTTCTGTTTGCAGGAATGTCTATGTCTAAGACTGTGTCTATCTTTGTCTGTATATTTGCTCGCATTAATTTTGCTTCGTCAACAGCGCCACTTCGGATACTGTCAACTGCATTTAACAAAGATTGTTTACGTTGTAAAACATTGTCGGTCTGTGTGCCACGCAGATCTTTTACTAGATCTGTTAGTCGTGTTCTTTCGGCATCTAAGGTGCCTTGTGCCTGTGTTCTTAATTGTACTGCTTGTGTTTGTAATGTGCTTATACGTGATTGCTGTGCGTCTACCCATTTGGCAAGAGCAGTTCTTGTGTTGCTACCAAACAAACCGTCACTGGTAACACCTATAACAGCCTGTCCTTCTTGTATCTTAGCACGTTCAGTACTTTGTAATTTATTAGTTGTAACTACAATTGCATTTTCTATGTCTGCAATTTGTTGTTGCAATGCTTCAATCGCACTGTTGTCAATGCTTACTTCGCTTATGCGTTGTTCATATTCATTTGCTTGTGTGTTGATGCGTTCTAAGTCTGCATCTAGTTGTGCAATCTGATCACTGTATGGTTGTACTTGCGCTTCAATACTTGCTACACTTGTACCAGCAAGTTCGGTTCTGTAGCTTTCTACTACACTATTTAAACGCTGTAAATCAGCATCCAAACTAACTAGCTCTTCTTCATACACATTCACTTGATCTTCAAGTGCTTGTAATTGTGTTTGAATTATTGTATTCTGTTCATCAATAGCAGGCTGTATACGTTCGTAGGCTGTATCAATTCTGCCTTGCTCTTTATCAATTTGATCTTGTACTGCATTATTACCAGCGCCTACACTTGCTTCTGCTTCTACAATACGTTCTCTTGCACGAACAATAACTGCATCTTGTCGAACAAGCTCTTGTTCAATGCGTTCAATTTGTGCAATGCCTTCGTTGGCTGCACTAGTTTGTTCAATATGTGCTTTACTTAGAAAGCCAAAAATACCCATGCTTGTAATAAACATCAATACAACCACAGCAATAGCTAGATAGTATTTTAGCCACCAACGTGCTTTGTGCCAATACTTGTGCAACCACACTGCTGTAACTAACTTGCCTATTTCTAAAGCACCGCCCATAATAACAATGGGTAGGGCAGCGGCGGCAAAAATTGCCACTAGTCCGCTGACCGAATAATATATTGCAACGGCACTAATACATAGTGCAGTTATTAAAACTAGTAAACCTAAAATCATCGTGTAGTATTTAGCCTATTCCCACCTATAGAATATATGCGCACCTATTCTTCCGACTAGTTGTAGTGTCTTAGCCCAACGTGGATTAACATATGTAGCGTGATAATGCGTAGAGCCTTCCGTAATGCCGCGATATTTGTTTTCTTCAACCATATTCCAAGCAATACTTTGTGCTTCTACCCAACGATCTTCGTCTTGTGGCCTGTCATGTTTTCCGTCACAGTACCAACTGAATTGACACTTGTTACGTAGCATATTTCCGTTAGCATCTTGTAATCCTTGCTTGACTACACCACAAACTGTATCTGGATAACGTGTATCATTTACACGATTCAGCACTACGTCTGCTACTGCTGCCTTGTCTGCTAGGTTGCTTCCTCTTGCTTCATAGTATACATTCAGTGCCATACACTGCACTTGTGGAAATAGTTTTTCCAATTCAAAGTTTTGAGCCGATGCTGGACCGGTCACGAAAAGTAGCATTACTGCTGTAATAAAATGTTTCATATTTCTACCTCAATGATTGTTTTGTTATCTACGCATACTTGAGATGTCTTTTGCATCTTCTTTTCTGTCTGCGAATACTGGTACCATATTACTCTTATGCATTGTTGCAATACCAAGCAACTGACGTTCGCCTGAATATACCATAGACTCCTTTGCTGGACCATGTCCTGCAATCTTGTTGCCTAGTGGTACTGTGTCACGTGTTTTGTAATCTGGTATTTCGTTGGTGTGTTGTGCTGTACTTTTGCCTACACCCATCTTTACAAGCCACTGCTCGTGTTCAGCTTGTGCTTTTTGTAGCTTCTTACTCTTGCTTTGTTTCTGTTTACGATTGTAACGAGTGGTGGTCATATAAGGACCAACTAGTGACATTGTCATAAAAAAACTCCTGCTAATGTTTCTACTCTAAGTAATATAGCAGGAGTTTAGTTGAATGTCAACCTTTATTTTGCCATTTTAGCAACTGCGGCATCATAGTCTTCACGACTTACTACACCTTCGGTTAGTAGACGTTCACGGTTTGCCATATGTGCAGCCTGTGTGTCGTCTTTTGATCCGCCAAAGTAAGGAACACAATGTCCTTCTATTTCCATAATCTCTGTAACTTTTTTCATTTCGCCGTTGTATTCTACTTTGAAATCTCCTAAGATACGTCCAAACTTGCCTTTCATATCTTCGCCTTTGCGGTCTTCCGTAGTGATAAGTTTACCGCCGTGCTTCATAAGTTCTTTCAAACGTGCTTTAGCCGCTTCGCCGAACAAGTCTTCTACTTTGTCTCTTGTGCGTGACTCAGGCGTATCAATGCCCATAATTCTTACACGCTCGTCTGTTAGTGTTACACCAAAACCTAGATCAATGTCTACGTCTACTGTGTCGCCGTCTACTACTTTAATGACTTTTACGTCATACTCATTATGTTGCATTGTGTTTCCCTCTTAACTTAGTTTCTTTTTAATCCACATGTAGATTGCATACACTACTAATAAGTATGCTGTGGCTACTGTAACGTCTACAATATGTTCTCGCATGTGATAGATAAATTCTATACCTGCTTGTACATCGCCCTGACTTCCTGAGTTTTCAGTAATGTTTATTGTCTTACCTTCAAATCCATCAAATGCCCCATCTTCAATAATAATATCACATTCGATACAGTCTTCTTCGCTAGTAGGAAATTCTACTGTTTGATTTATGTCTGCCATTGCCCTGCCCTGTTATGTACTATGTTTATTTAGTCATAAAAAAAGGCCGCATAAAGCGACCTTTTAGTTGTTATGTGTTTAACTTAGAAGTTGAACGATAAACCTGCTGATGGTGTAAAGTCTTCTGCATCTGTGTCATAGTCAACACCAGCAGTAAATTCTGCACCTGCATAGTCCATTGTGTACTCACCACCAATGTGCTGTAGTGTGTTTGCATCTGTACCGTTTACGTATGCTGTTAGTGAGTTTACTGCAAATGTGCCTTCATATGCAAATACTTCTGCATCTGTGTCATATGTTAATGCACTACCTGCTGTTGCTACACCTAAGTCTACGCCAGATACTGCACCACCGAACACTGTGTTTTCACTGTCCATGTTGTAGTCCATTGCACCTGTAATAGCAAAACGATCCATATCAATTGTGTATGAACCTTGAATGTTGCTTACATCAGTTACATCTGTTGTCCAGTCTGTTAAGCCTAGTGCTACACTTGCACCAGCTACTGATACTGCTAATGATTCTGTCATTGCTGGTGTTGCCAATGTTCCGTCAGCTGCTGCATTTGCATCTGTTTCTGGCATTAAGTTGTTGTCGTCACCAAACGCTAAGCCTACGCCTGCTACTGTAGTTCCTACAGTCCATGTGTCTAGTGTTAGAGCACTACCGTCTGTTGCACTAAAGTCTAGATCTACTGTTGCCAATGAACCTGCATCGATGTCTAGTTCGATACCCATTGTGCCACCGTAGTTGTCACCAGCTGTTTCAGCAAAGTCTAAGTTTACTGCACCTGAGATAACTGGGCCTGTTGGAGCCGCTGTTGTTGTGTCTTCCGCTGAAGCCGCACTTGCAAATGCCGCTACTGCTAAAATGGTAAATACGTTACGCATAATAATTTCCTTCTTGTTTTGTTATGTGTTCATAAAGTAAAGGGCAAGTTCGACGCTTGCCCTTTCACTGTTTTATTTATAACATACTTTAGTAAAAGTGCAACCGTTTAGGTGAATCTTTACTGAAAGTGTGTTCTCTTTGCAACAGTTATCCGCCGCCTTGAAATGTACCGTCATTGGCTCTATACCAATTCTTTTGGTTGTGTATTCTACCCAACAGTTCTTGTATCTCTGTCATTTCATCATGCAGTTGTGTTGATACATCACCTTGTGCAATAGCCATACCTCTACGACCTGCTTTTGCTCTTAGTGCTGATTCAATAACTTCAATGTCACGAATCGATAATTCAAACTGTTTGTTAGGTTTCATATCACCAAACTCCTAATGTTCTTCCGTTGCCTGCTATAATAGCACAACATGTTAGTATATGCAAGACAATCCAAAACGTTCTAAACGCTAGTGCTCGTCTTACATCTTTTTGTCGAATGGGCAAGAACTCTGGTTTGTCATCGTCACTAAGTCCGATTGGCATTCCAACTGTCCTTGCCCACATTTTTAAAAAGCGTCTTTGTCCGCTCAAGTTCTGTTTCCTCGCAGAGCAAAGTACATGCCACCTACCCAAAGTAGTACATGCAGATTGTCATACCATAAGACGTCCCAGAAACTTTCGGGTTCGCCTGTCCATATAACACCTGTCATAATACTGGCAATAGTAATACCACTGAAACGTGTAATAACATCGCCAAACTCTTTTGTGCGTTTGATATAGTCTGCCATGCCGCCGACCAACAATCCTGCGGCAGCACCAAGCTCTCCAAGTACAACAAACGTCCAAACTAATAGTGTAAGTTCTACTGGTGAGTCTTCAATGTTGATTGGCCACTTGTTCATTCCTTGCTGAAAGAATACAACAATAAGCGGAATACGAAGCAGCCAATGAGTCATACAAAACTCTGGTATTCTGTGTACTAAAGTTTTAATCATTACAGATCAGCCAGCAACTCCTTGAATTTCTTTTTTGACTTGCCTTTTACTTTTGTTTTGGAAATATCATTATCTCCGTCACCTACAACTACAATAGCAATCATACCCATTGTTTTGTGTGGAGTACACTGATACAAATACACACCTGGTGTGTCAAATGTAATCGCAACTTCTTTTGATAGTTTTGATTTACGTGGTGCGTCCCATCCGTCCGGACCTGCAATAAATTCTACATTGTGTCCTTTTGATGTTGGTACCCATGTGATTGTATCGCCTACTTCAATACGTGCGATATCTTCACTATATACCATCTTAGCGCCATCTTCACGCTTGTTTAGCATATCGATCGTCATATCCTCTGCGAGTGCCGGAGTGGCAAGGGCGAGGATAATACTTACTGAACTTAATAATTTTCTCATTTCTTATCCTTTACATTGAGATTGGACGGATTGTATTGTTCGCCATTATAGCCAGGGTAGGTGTCGTCCTCTACCCCAAAGTTACATGATGCCACAATAAACAAAAATGCTATTGATGCATATGTAGTTCGCTTGCTCCATGTTATGAAGCCTTCGAATGTCTTTTCTGCTTCTATTTGAGCGGCTGCTCTTACTTCATTGTCTGTCATTCTAAACCTATACACGGAATAAGAATAGATTGCTTACAATTTTCTGGGTAAGCAATAGCTGAGCCAAGTATAGGTAGACCAACCATACCAATAATGATAATCAAGAATGCCCAACCTAGGCCTTTTGTAGTGCAATATTGTGTTTGCTCACTCATGCTCGCCACCATTTGCTCGGCCGTTGTACTTACGTCCTGATTTCAAAATGTTGTTAAGTGACTCTGGATTATTTTCTGCTTGACGGAATGTTACAACTGTAATTGTAATACCACTAATCAAAAGCAAGTGAAAGGCTGCGCTTAGGCCAAAAGCCACGTAACTTCCTACCATTAGGGCAAAGATGCCACTCCAGATAAAAAACAGACACTGGAAGATCATGTGTCCTACCATAGGGTCTAAATTACGTAGTGGTGACTTTTCTACTGTCATTACACTGTCCCACATTTCACGTGGAATGTTTGCAATTTCAGTTAGTGTGGTTGCCCAACCAATGGGTTTTGGATTCTTCATAGTTTTCTCCTGTGTGTCTTTTGGTGTGTACTATATATAGCATAAAAAAATACAGAAGTCAACCGTGCAAGGTGTGTTAAATTGTAGCAGGCATAGTAAATAATGCATGTACACCATCATCGGTTGGCCTACGTGCAAATACGCACCACTTGATTACATCTTGATTAGGATAATGTTCGTCACAATACTCTCGAAAACTTGTTCCTGTTGTGTACACATCATCTGCAATTAATACAGGATCTGTTGGATCTCCGCTTGCATATTTGTTTAGTGCTTCGCCTAGTGCCATACCGCCTCTTGGGATACCTTCGGCTTTGTAGAAAGGACGTTTTTGGTAATCCATTATCATACGTGCAAGTCCTTCCCACCACTCTGGGCGTATAGCATCGCACTCAATCTTCCATGCTAGTTTTAGTCCTGCATGACTTGTAAAGTCGCCAACTTCAAATAAATCTGCGCCTGTTCTAAATACCATTAGTTCTCTTTCCAATTCTTCAATATAATCTGCTGCTTGCCAAGCAAAATGTTCTGTGCATCTTGTCTTCCATTCTTCGCCTGCTTGATTTTTTAATCTTACAACCCATTCACTTTTTTGTTGTCTTGGTATAATATCTGTATATACCTTATCAACTACATCGTGTTCGTTTTCTTCTAATTCGAATCCGTGTGTATTATGCGTCATTATTAGCACCTGTTATCATTTTAATATTCTGTGACAACTTTGCGTTGAACTCTGCATCTGTTTGCGAATGTGCTAGTCCTTCACTTAATGCTCTGCTAAAACTTGCTGTGATGTCATTATTCATTGATAGCCTACGGCATGCTTCTTGTGTAGCATATCCGCCACTAAGGAATACAACCTTTTCTACGTTGTGTTTAACTGTCAAGTTATGATACAAGTTAGGTGTTTCAGGAGGTGTTAGTTTAAGAATAACGGAAAAGTCTTTGCCTTGTAAATATATTTCTAACAATCGATACAGCTCATCTTCAATTGCGGCTTTGTCAGGATGATCAATCGGCACTTCGGGTTCGACAATTGGTACAAGACCGTACTCACTAATTGTGTGTGCTAGTTCAAACTGCTGTTTAAGAACTGCACCTATCATGCTTTCACTTTTAATAATGCTACGCATCTTAGTGCCGTAGATTCGAGGACCAATGCCGTTTGTAGCCCATTCGCACATAGCACGTACATCAAATTCTTTGAGCATACCGTTGTCTTCGCATCCGCTATCAACTTTTAGAAACGTGTCAATACCTTTTTCATCAAGCACATTAACCATGCCGCGGGTGACTGTGTCTTGGTAGAGGATTGCTCCCCAGATGTTTGAGTCGTTGAAGTCAGGACTGTTGACCATTCTAAGACGCATAGCATGAACTTTCTCCATCTTGTTTTCTTCTGTGTATTCTTGTCCGTAGCGTTCTAGTACGCCACCTGTTGAACCACCACTGTGATCCATTGCTGCAATAAATCTATGATCACTCATATGTTTCGCCTGTTTCACGGAAGAAGTTTTCACTCCAAAATGCTTTGTCGTCAATCCATACATCGTAGTTTTCTTTTTTGCCTACGCTGAGTTCATGATACTTTGCACCCCAACCCTCTAATTGGTTCTTGGTTAGGTCGTAATAGTCAACGCCACTAACACACCCGCGAGCAGTCATATACTTAATTGTATGTCCTGCATCGTACAATGCATTTACTCGTGCAATGCGTTCTGGCATTGGAATATGATTTGCATAATCCTTCTTGCCGCCGCTGTCTGGAATAATTACTTCCTTGCAGATCGTACCGTCGATATCAATTACATATTTCATTAAACGTCCTTTATATTAGAGTGGCACTTCTGTTGCTAGGCAGTACCCGCCCCCACATACCCTTAGGCTGCTAATGCCATTTCTGGCGCATAATTGTTATTTGCAATTATAAAGTTTGACCAATAACGCAGTCATCCGGTTAACTCCACTTCACTTTCACACCTGTCGATCCTAGTTCTGCCCCATCATAAACATACGACTTGCGGCTTTCGGCCCTTGTCCTATGCACAGGAAAGTAGGTGCATCTACTCTCATATGTTTATGGTGGAGCAGCGCGGTACTGCCCCGCGGTCCAGTATGTGTCTACGTTGCTTCAACGTCAACATATTATTTATAACATAGTTTTGTAAGCATGTCAACCACGAAGATATAAATATTAGCATGAAACCATTTAGTATAGGCGATGCTGCTTTTAATATCAGTATGACATGCAATCTTACATGTGAAGGCTGCGAAAGTTTTAACAACTACAATTTTAAAGGGCAAGTAAAATTTGCAGACTATGCCGATTACTATAAAGAATGGAGTAAAAAACTTAATATCGAAACTGTAACTATTCACGGAGGCGAACCATTTACAAATCCAGACATATTAAATTGGGTTACGAATTTAAAAAGGTTATGGCCAACTGCTGATGAGTATTATGTAGCAACCAACGGCACTATATTACGTAACAAGATTACAGTTGCAAGACAAATTATAGATCAAGGATACTTTATAAATGTAACTGTTCACGATCCTGCAATGTATGAAGACATACGTAATCAACTAGAAGAAGTATTAGAACCATACGACTATCTAATACGTAAAATGGATCTTGGTTACGAGTATTATGATAAGCATACTGAACAGATATACGGATTGATAGAATATAATTATCACTTTAAAAAAAGTGCTATCGATTATATAAAAGACAAAACATGGTACATGCATCGTAGCGATCCTGTTCAAGCCTATAAAACTTGCTTAGAAGATCTTAGTCCTTGTAACTTCTTTCATAAAGGAATGTTATACCAATGTCAATTAACAGCATTGCGTGATGATTTATTTTTGCAGTTTAGTATAGAACCTGATGCAGTTGACTTACTAAAAAAGTACAATCACGGGGATCCATTTTATCCTATGAATAAACTACGCAAGTTTTTTAGAACTCATAACTTACCAATTCCACAGTGTACTCTATGTCCTGGTTGCCCTGACACACATCCTATATTTCCAATGGCTAAAAAGAAAATTAAGTTTTAATTACCACTTAGTGGCACGTACTTTAGAAATGTGTCTTTGTGATTTTATTGCATTCATACAACTTAGTATGCGTCTTGATTTTTGATGGGGTCTATGATAACCATTTTTACTCTGCCAATGTTTATCTTGTTCCATTTCTTTAGCTAATTCTTTAGCCAATAATTGTTCAATATACAACAAATCTTCGTCGCCTAGATTGTTAAGCTCTTTTGACACCATTGTGGAATCTCCTATTATATGCTTGTTCAAAACCTTCTTCATAATCACATAACGGAGCCCCATTGCAACCGTCGACCCATAGTCTTTTAAAGTAGCTATCTGCTGATTGAAATGCTGTAGCATCACTCTCTGGAATATGGCCTTTTACCATCCAAAACAACCGATATGCTTCTTTATGTTCTTCCATAAAGATATTTATACTAAGCCACGCTTGTTGGCGCTAACAAAGATTTACGATCCTTCAGGAAAGAACCAATAGAGCAAACCTCCACCTGAATCAATTTCTTTTTCAAGCTCTTCAGTTCGCATATAGTTAATAGTTTGCCCATGTACTTGTATTGCCCACATATCGCCTGGGTCGTAAAAAGCAACGCCTTGCATTGCATTTCTTTTAAACGTAATAGCACGATAGGTTAACTCGTCATCTGCCTCCTGGTGTGGCGGGATGCCATAGTTACTCATAATGTATTTTTTTAAATCAGCTAGTGTGTTCATTTTATCAATTCCTCTACTGTTATTTATTACATATCACGTTTCTTGTCTTGAATTTCTTTACGACGATCTGATATTAAATCTTTCATTTCAGTCAAGGCTTGCCTAGCACGAACAGCAGAGGCTTTTACTCCGCTTTCAAACTTTTCACTTTCTTTGATATAGATATCAACAGCCAGCATAAGCTCTTCGTGTAGACTTTTCTTTTCCATTACTTGCCTGTATATGCATTGCTAAGATTAACCTTTAGGTCCAACAAGCTGTCTTGGTTTGCTTGATACCTAATACCAATACCGCCTTTGTTGCGCCAACGATCAATGTTGCTAGGTTTGTCATCAACTAAAATATTTGGTTCTCCTGTAATTTTATCAACTGCATATGCTTCTTTAGCCCCAGTAAAAATAAGATTATGTATTTGCGGCATGAATCCGTATCTAGTTAGCCATACACGTTTATGATACGAACTGTTGTCTTTGTCTCCACGTAACGGACTTGAACAAATGCCATACTCGTCACCTGCAAGTTCTCTACAGTGATCAACTAGTTCTTGACTTGTTGGAAACAGCTCAAGTGTATCAAAAAAGTTTGTGTGTTTAAGTGCCATGATTGAGCTATCGCGATCTGGTAAGTCTTTCCAGTGTGCTATGTTATAAAAACGCTCAATACCACCGAAGAAGTCAGCAATGACTCCGTCCATATCTAAATATAATTTCATGTGTGCCTCTCTATTTGCCTAAATTATGCTTTATTATAACATAGGAGACTGCGTTGTCAACCAGTTTATCACCAAGGTAGTGCAATATTGTATGCGTATACTACTCCGGTTTTGTCTGCTACGTATAGTTTTGTTCCGTATCCATTATACCATATTGAAGCTGGTTTGTTATTTGCTATCATTGGAATGTCTACACTTTCTATTGCTGTGATAGTACCGCCTAAATCCCACGGAGTGCTATTTTCAAACAAATGCAACTTTCGTTGATTAGTTACAAACAATATATATTTTCCGTCGTGACTAACCTCAAAGCCAGTTATTTGATAATCGTCGCCAACTGGTATTTCGTGAGTTCCTCCACGTGGTATTACAAACTGCGCACTAGTTCCAGTATCAAGAGTCCATCCGCCTGTTGCATTTTCTACACTAGAGTTAGTTGAAGTCATTTGTCTTAACCAATAGATTTCTGGAGATGAAAAATCACGTAACAATACAAATAATTTATAGTCAATATTATTATTACCGTCTGCATCTTGTCTATAACGAAGATCAATAACATCCGTTGCTGCTCTATTAAATGTTGCATCACCTGCTGGGCCATTATCTTCTACCCACGATGTAATATTTCTTGTAGACGGTGGACCGAGAGGAGCAAAGGGAGACGGAGGTTCGCTTGATATATATGTCAAGTGGTACTCTCTGGATTGTCCAGTGCCTTCGGTTTGAATTGTAACAGCCCTCTTATCTGTAGTACTAGTCATACCATGCATAGGCCAGCTGTTGTGACTGGTGTTTTCTTTATAACCAAAATCTGACAAGCCGCTGGTGCCTAAATTGTCTTGGTTGAAGCTCCATGTTTCTCTTAACAAAGTACCCGTGCCGTATTCTTTGAAAAAACTTAAATATCTAGAAGGAGAATTATAGTTTAAATTATTTTCCATTAATAAAGCATTTGAGTTTAAATAATAAGCTGGTAGGTTTGTCTGCCTAGTTCCGGTCATTATACCTAACGCTTCGTTTGCACCTCTTGCAGGAAGGAAAGTCAATGTACTCATATCATAAGGTGTGCTCAATGCGCCTATATGTAGTGTATTGCCTGTGCTCCACCCTTTGATAAGATAAAAAATAGATCCTGCCGGATCGCCGTTTGGAAGCACACCACCATTTAACTCTTCATTCCATGCCATTCCTACCATTAATCTACTTCCATGGACATCACCTAAATCGTGACTAACTACAGTTTCTGTTGATAGTGTGCTTAAATCAAAACCTGTACTCATAGTTCTTGTTCTAAAATTCCAATCTTGTATGTCATTACAATAAACTACTTTTGTTCCGTCATTGGTGATATAACCGCCAAAGAATTCACTTGAAGTATCTGATTGCGTAGGTGTTGAAGACATAGTAGTCAAATCGTAGCCTGTGCTTAATGTATATTTAAATAGTCCGCCGCCGGTACCATCTGTACCAACTATTAATTCAGTACCGTTACTATTAAATTTTAATAATGTTAATGTGCTGCTAAAAATACTAATTCCATAACCACCAAAAGTAGTTGTCTGTGTGGGTGTAGTGTTAATTGATGTAATATCCCATGCAGTATTAAGAGTGTATTTTTTAATATAGTTTCGTGTTGAACCAAGTTTAGCTGTTATAATAGTTGT